CATTCATGGGCCAGTAGGCGACGAGGCCGACGCGCAGATCGGCGTAGCCGGGAACAGGTGCCTGCCGTCTGGCAAGCGGACGAAGGAGGCGGGGATTCATCGGCATGGTTTGTGCGTTACTGTAGGTGAGAGACGGAAACTAATTCTGCGGCGTCGGTTGGATCGGCCGCGAAATCACTGTCTTGACCTCTTCGCGGAGATCGCGCTGGCCGTGGGCCAGCTCGTCGAGCGTCTCAGCCTGCTTTTCCTGCGTTACGGAAATCTCTTTTAGCGTGGCACTCGTCGTTTCAAGGAAATCGACGTGTGCCTCGACGACCGGCTTGACGATCGTGCCGTGCATTGAGATCGCCGCCTCGCGGCCCAGCCAAATCAGCACGCCCAGGAGCACGACCGGCACGCCGAAGCGTTCGGCGATCCGCAGCATCGAGTCCAGCACACCCTGCTTGAGTTCGTCGGCTGTCACTTGCAGCCTCTACGACTTCATGGTGACGATGCAGACGGCGGCCGTAGAGGCGGTCGTGGCCGACACGAGCTTGATCGCGCCGCAGCCATACGTCTCGTCGGGGAGGGCGTAGACGCGGGCCTCGGTGGTCGACGGGGCTAGAGTCAAGTCGGCCGCCGAGCCGTCGACCTTGTAGAGCCGCCCAAACGTGCTCGACGGAGTGTCGGACGCCCAGACTTGAATGGTCGTGGCCGCGGTGCTGACGGTTCCCATCTCCAGGGTGCCGCCGGCGACATCGTCCCAGCGGAGCGTCGTGGCAGCGTCCACCGACGTCGAGAGCGTGATGGGGATCGCCTTGAACTTACGACGAATCTTGGGCTCGGGCATATTCAGCACCTCCTTGTGCTTTGCGGGCCTCTAGGGCCGCTCGTGGCGTGTCACAGGGCTACTCTAGTATTGTAGCCTTTCGCTGCCCCTCTATGGCTGCTTCGACGGTCTGACGCAGCCGCTCGATCGTCGACCAGTTGCCAAGCACGCGGTCGATGAGCATTGGGTCGACTCCGGCCTCGCTGGCGTGGCGGGCCGCAAGCCCCTTGATGCTGCCCTGCCCGCGCACAACCTGCCAGATGACGCCGCCGGCCGCCTTGATCGCCGCGGCCTCGTTGTCGAAGCGAACGTCGGTGACAACGACGCTGCGACCCTGCTCGAGCAGCCCGCGAACTCGCCTCATCGCAGTGTCGACCCAGATGGTCGGGCTGATCGTGTCCCTGCCCCACTCAGTGCCGAGGGTCTGGAGAAGCTGCCTGGGTGAGTGTCCGAGCCAGTCGATCTCTCGTTCCTTCGTTTCGCGGTCGCGCATCTCAGCCGGCGCCAAGCCGGTGACGATCGCCACCATCTCGTAGAGCGGGTCAGCGAAGGCCACCCGGTCGAAGCCCAAGATGTCCGCGATCGTGTCCTTGCCGCTGCCGGCCGCGCCGCACATGCCGATCAACATCTAGTCGCGCCTCCCCAGCCACGCCGGGGGCGGGTTGTTTTCCATCATGGCGACGCGGTACTTGAGCCGCTGAACCTCCTCGAGTGCCCGGCCGAGGGCCGCGGCGAGGGTGCCGTTCGCGGCCGTCCATGAGTTCGGCGGGCCATACTTATTGACGAGCGTCCAGGCTCGTTGGATTTCGTCGTTTGTCATTTCTTGCTCTCGCGGAGATCGCGATCGCACCAGATCGGCATTGCCTTCGTCACTTCGTTCCGCGAGTGGTCGATCACCACCGCAGCTTGGCATGGAGCCTCGAAGCCGGCCTTGATCCGCACCGTATAGCTCGAGTGGCCGATCACGCTCCCGTTCGACACATACCGCCCCCCCCGGAGCCACCCAAAAGAATGGTAATGCCCGAAGCAGGTGAGGCTGGCCCTCCGGCTCGCATCCCACGCCGAGATCGCCTTCATGGCCGGCAGCGCGAGGCCGTAGACCCCGCCCGAATACTTGATCGAGAACCCGTGCAGGAAGCGGATCGTGAAGTCGTCGACATCGACGTAGTTCAGTTCGCCCTCTGCCACCTGCCAGCGGACGTTTTGCTTCGTTTCAGCAGCCGCCATCATCAGATACAGATTCTGCTCAAATGAGTGATCCAGTTCCGTCTGGCAGCGGAGCTTGGGGGTACTCCTGCCATGGTTGCCGCTGGACGTCGCCACGACGACCTCGTCGGCGTTCTCGGAGACGGCATCGACGAACGACCGCATCCGGCCGCCGATCCACCGGCAGGCCGCCAACGGGGCGAGCTGGCTCGTCTCTGCCAGCTCCTCATGGATATGACCACTGATCATGTCCCCGCCAAACCAGACCACGACGCGGCCGATGTCGGCAAGCTGTCGTTCGTGCTCGAGCAGAGCGAAGAACCGGCTCTGCAATTCGGCGAGTCGCCGGTCGCAGATGTCTAGCGAATACTGGTTGAGGCCGTTGGTTTCCGCATACGAAACCGGCTCCTCGCAATGGACGTCCGAAATGAGGACGACCATCGTGGCCGGATTCTTGCCTCGCCGCCTCGCCTTGAATGCGGGCCTGCGGGCGGCCTTGATGCCCTGGAGGCCGACGAGCGTTTCGGCCCGTGACCGCTCGGCGTCAAGTTGGCGGATTGCCGACTCGTACTTCTTGCGAACCGACGAGAGTTCGTCGCGCAGCCGCGCCGCCTCCGCGTCCCTGCCGACCTCTACCTGTCGGGCGACCGCAGCCACCGACTGATTGTTTGCTCTGCTTCTGGCGCGTGCCATCCGACCTCCTTGCAGCGAGCGGCTATCCCTCTGTAGACGGCAGCGAACGGCGTGCCCTGGAGGGCACCAGACAGCCACTCCCGCTTTACTTCCACCATCTCGGCCTGCGCTTCCGCTGGCAGCCGACTGAACCATGATCGTTTTGGGCGATGAATCGTGCCAGCGGCCAGCACGACGCTTTGCAGTGCGGATTTCTTCGCCATGCGATCACTCCGTTTCGCGGTATCCGAGCGTCCAGAGGACGCGGGCGATGTCGCGGGCGCTCTCGGTGATGTGCTCCTCCGAGACGGTCGGGAAGCAGACGTGGAGGAGTTCGTGGATGATCGTCTCGAGGCGGCTTCGGCCGGCGAGCTTTTCGTCGACCAGAATCTTCCTGGGCATCTCCGGGTTCTTGGCATCCGGCAGATACGCCCAGCCGGCCGCTTGGCCCTTCAAGCGGCAGAACCGCAGGAGCCATCGAGCCCCGGCCACAGTGAAATGGTGGTCTTCCGGCATGAGGCTATATTGTGGGCCTGTAGCCTAATCGGTCAACGGGGGTTTCTTGACTAGATCCCCCACTTGCCTGCCAGGTACTGATTCATTGCCGCAATTTCTGTTGTCGTCAGGACGCGGTTGTAAATCAGCATTTCTCCGAATCGGCCGGCGAAACCGTTGTTTCCGAAAAACAGCGGGCTGGAGTGCCCGCTGCCAGCAGCCGCAGCGGTGAACGTGTTATTTGCTTGGACGCTGCCACCATTGATGAAAAACTTTGACCGCTCCGAGGCTGTCGCATTCGTCATATCGCCAACGTGGCAGACGTAGCTCCAGGCGTTTGCCATCACGGAGCCGTTGCTTGTGTAGTTGATCGCTGTCGGCGATCCTGCGTCGCTCCTGGCAGAAATAAAGCCAACCGCGTTGTCCCTGCCTTGGCCGCCTGCGTCTGCCCAGAAAAACTGGAACCCAGTGTTGTCAAGCGACTGGGCGTTCTGGTTATTCGTGCCGAACAGGTAATAAGTTGTGTTCGGGTTTGAGGCCGTGCCAGGGCGGAAAGCAAAAAACACCGTGCTTGCTGAACTATGCACGAAAGACAGGAAGCTGTAGTCGTTTCTGTAGAGCCACCCCATCCCGTTGGCCGACGGAAGACCGTTCTGGTCTGGGTAAATAATCGTCGGATAGGAGCTGTAAAGAGTCAGGTCACGAGAATTTCCGCTCTTATCAAGCGGGTACACCGACTGTCCAGAAGCCGTCGGAACGACGTTTGAATTGTTTCTGATGTTGTTCATGTCGGAGAAGTCGTACCACAACTGAAGGCCAGAGATGGAAAGTGGCACCTGAAAAGACGGCCATGCAGTCAGCCGCCGCGCAGACTCCTGCTCTCGCAGAGTCCACAGTCCGCTCGCGGCCGACGAAGTCGGATACCTCGCGGCTCCGATGATTGAGCCGACGCGGTCGCGCATTACGAGATTTCCTCGTATGCGACAACGCAGTCGATTGATGCCGTTGAGCTTGCGAAACCGCGAAGGGTGTGGCCCTCGGGCAAGTACGTCGAGTTGTCTCGGCCGATCGTCAGCAGCGTGGCGTTGCCAGGAACCGAAACCGTCTGGACGAGCGAGAACGCGACCGTGCTTGATGTTGCCGTGTAAAGCTGGAGCGTTGCGTTGACGGCGCCCGACGTCTTGTTGGCGAGCGTCACGGCCGACACCTTGTAGACGGCGTTGCTGTCGGCTGGATTCTGAAGCAGCATCGTCGCCGTCGTGCCGGTTGCCGTCGCAAGCGATACGCACGCGGCCCGAAGGCGGATAGTGCTTGGGGATCGGACATTCGGCTCTGACATACTAACCTCCGAACACGAGTGTCGTTACGAACGATGTATCTGGGTGAACGTGATCTGCCCTGGATGCCTCGCCGCTCGTGCCAGCGGAGGCCGCTCCGTTTGCAAGCGGGGTCGCATTGGACACGACGATTCCGTTTGTACCACCGGCAAAGCCGACGGTAATTGCGCCAGCCGCCGTCGACAGGTTCACGCCTGCCCCTGCAACAAGGCTCACAACACCGCCGAGGCCGTTGATCGAGGCGACCGCCGAGAGGTCTGTTCCGGTCAGCGTCAGCGCGCCGGTTCGCCCGTTGACGCTCACGACGTTGGCAACGCTGGTGAAGTTCGTGACGTCGGCAGCGCCGAGAGTGACAGCTCCCGTGCGGCCGGCGAC